AGATCCGCAATCTAATCATCAACATCCCGCCGCGCCACATGAAGAGTCTGTTGGTCAGCGTGATGTGGCCGACGTGGGTGTGGACGACACAGCCGGTAAAGCGCTGGCTGTTCAGCAGCTACAGCGAGCAGCTGGCCATCCGTGACTCGCTGAAATGCCGGCGCATCATTCAGTCGCCGTGGTATCAGGAGCTGTGGGGGGACCGTTACGAATTGGTCGGGGACCAGAATCAGCGCACACGGTTCGACAATGACAAGACCGGGTTTCGGCTTTCGGCCGGCGTCGGTGGTCTCGGCACGGGCGAAGGCGGCGATTTCATCGTGGTCGACGATCCAATCAAGGCGTTGGATGCCTACAGTACAGCGGCGCGCGAGACGGTGATCCGCTGGTGGGATCAGACCATGAGCACGCGTCTCAACAATCCTGGCGCCAGCGGGCGTGTGGTCATCATGCAGCGCCTGCACGAGCAGGATCTGACGGGGCACCTGCTCGAGAAGATGCAAGAGGGCGGCACACGCTACGAGCACCTGTGCATCCCGGCCGAATACGAGCCGTCAGTGCATGTGACCGTGCTGGGCTGGCGCGACCCGCGCAACGAGCCCGGCGAACTGCTGTGGCCGGAGCGGTTTAGCCGGGAGGCCGTGGATATGCTCAAGCGGGACCTCGGCAGCTATGCCGCGGCGGGCCAACTGCAGCAGCGGCCGGCGCCGGCCGAGGGCGGTTTGCTCAAGCGTGTGTGGTGGCGCTTCTGGACGCCGGCAGGCAAGGACATGGCGCCGTATGTCACGCGCACGGCCGACGGCACGCTGTACGAGCATCCCCAGGTTGCGCTGCCGGCGTCGTTTGACCAGCTGCTGCAGTCCTGGGATATGGCGTTCAAGGACACCAAGAACAGCGACTACGTGGCGGGGCAGGTGTGGGGCAAGGTCGGCGCGGATCGGTATCTGTTAGACCAGGCGCTCGATCGGATGGACATCAACGTTACCATCCGGGCCGTGCTGGCGATGGCCGAGAAGTGGCCGGGCGCGAGTCTCAAGCTGATCGAGGACAAGGCCAACGGCCCGGCCGTGATCGGCATGCTGCGCCATCGCGTGGGCGGGCTGGTGGCGGTCGAGCCGCAGGGTGGCAAAGAGGCGCGCGTGGCGGCCTGCATGCCCGAGATTGAGAGCGGCAATGTGTACCTGCCGCATCCACGGATTGCGCCCTGGGTGGAGGGGTTCATTGAGCGCGCAGCAGCGTTTCCCAACGCTGCGCATGATGACGACATCGACGCCATGACGCAGGCGCTCCTGCGTTGGGCACAGAGGGGGACGACAATGGTGGCGGCGCTATGAGCAATCAACTGGGGCGATTTCTGCGCTATTTCTCGGACGCCTGGCGGTATGCCCTGAATTCGGGCAAAGCCACGCCGGCGCAGGGCAGTTTCGGCGATGCGTTGGGCTACATGGCGCGGCAGGAGACCTATCGTGCGCCGGACAGCCAAGATGCGGCCTACCGGCTGGCCGTGACCAGTGCGTGGGTCTACAGCGACATTCGGCTGATTGTCGGCCGGCTCGCGGCGAGGGATTCGCGGCCGTACCTCGAAGTACGCACTGCCGACGGCGAAGAACGGGTCGAGGATCATCCGGGTTATGCCGTGTTGGAGCGGCCGAACTCGCTAATGAGCAGCTCCTTCCTCTGGCGCTACACCGGCTGGTGGTATCAACTGCGCGGTAACGCCTACTGGTTCTTGGCCACGGCGGCGCCGGGGCGCGGTGAGATTGAAGAAATCTGGCCGCTGCCGGCGAACCTTGTCGCGCCCCAGCCGGCGACGCTGCGTGCGGGGCAGGGCGTGTTTCGCGACGAACTAATCGTCGATTACCTCTACCAGGTAGACGGCATGGACTACCGGCTGCCGGGTGAAAACGTCGTGCATTTCCGTATGCCTAACCCGTTTGACTGGTGGGAGGGGCTGTCGCCGTTGACCGCCGCGATGTTGGCCATGCAGATGGACTATGCCCAGGGGGCGTGGACGCGAGACTTCTTCAAGGAAGAGAACGCCATCCCGTCGGCCATTGTGGCGCTGAGCGAGGCCATGAGCCAGACTGACTTCGACGCCACTGTCGACTACCTAAAGCGCCAGATGGAGGCAGGGCAGAAGCGGCTCTTCACGCGGTCCGGCGATCTCTCGGTGAGCGTCATCTCGCAGACGCTCGAGCAGATGCAGATTATCGAGAGCCGGGCGTTTACACGCGACGAGATTGACCGCGTGTATGGCATTCCCGAGGGGCTCATTTCCGGCGGGCTATCTGGGGACAGCCGCCAAGCCGCGGAGATTACCTTTAGCCGCAACACCATGCAGCCATTGCTGGACACCTTCGCCGAGCAGATGACGTCCGACATCCTGCCGTACTACGGCGACGACAGTCTGGCCTTTGTTGCTCCGTCGATAGTGCCGCAGGACCGGGCGCTGGAAGTGCAGGAATACAGCATCTACAGCCAGGACCAGACCGTTAACGAGAATCGAGAAGCGCGCGGGCTAGAGCCATGGACGCCGGCCGGCAGTCTCGCCGAGATGGCGGACTGGGCAGAGCTGCCGGTGCGACTGCTGCCCATTGCCGAGCGAGTCCTGGCGCAGCAGCTGCAGCCGGTGAGGATTGAGGAAGAAACCGAGGACGACGAGCCGGACGTGGGCTCAATGGCCGGCAGTCAAGACCCGGAAGCCATGACCGACGACATGGCCGGCAAGCTGGCGCTGCAGGCGGAGCTTAAGCGCTGGCGCAAGGTGGCGCTGCGTGCGGCTAGCCAGGGCAAAGCGCAGCGTGCGTTTGTGAGCCAGGCAATTCCACCGGACCTGCGGGCGGAAATCGAGACGGCGCTGGCGGCAGCGACCACAGAAAGCGAGGTGAAGGCGGCGTTTGCCGCTCCCTTTCGTGTGGTCGAGTGGACCGCTTACCCTTGATGGCTACAAAGCCCTGCTGCTGCTGGACCCGGACGACGACGAGGCAGAATCCAAGATCCGGCAGGCGCTGGAGCGACGCTCCGCCATTAGCTTGAGTGCGGCGTTTCGGGAGATGCAAGAGACCCTGTACCCGCGGGGCATGGGCGAATGGCTAGACCCGGACATCGAAGGGTATCGCGTGCACCGGCGTTTTGTGGAGAGCCAGCGGCTCTACGCTGCCGTGCGCCAGGCGATTGCAGAAGGTGCGGATCTGGGCGTCAACGTGGCTGTGACACAGTTGGGCAATGTGGATATCAGCTTTGACTGGACGCTGGCCAACGTGGCGGCCGGCGAGTGGGCGGAGCTGCATGCCGGCGAGCTGATTACCCAGATCGCGGACACATCGCGCGACAACGTGCGGCGTGTCGTGGGCCGGTGGGTGGGCAGCGGCGAATCGCTCAGCGAGCTAGTGCAAGCGCTGGAGATGGTGTTCGGCCGGCAGCGGGCGGAGCGCATCGCCGCCACTGAGGTGACGCAGGCGTACTACCGGGGCAATGTCGAGGCATGGCAGGCGAGCGGCGTGGTGCAGGAGATCCAGTGGCGCACTGCCGTGGACGAACTGGTCTGCGAGATCTGCCGGCCGCTAAACGGAGAGCGCACGCGGCTGGGCGAATCGTTTGTCAGCCCGGAGACGGGCATAGAACACGCACCGCCGGCGCATGTGAACTGCCGCTGCTGGGCTGTACCTGTCATCGGGGGGTAAGCATGGAGATTGTCATCACAGGGTTGGACAAGCTGCTGGACCGCATGAAGCGCGTTGACGTGTTGGAGACGGTGCGCCCGTCGATGGAGCGCAGCTTGTTTCGCCTGCAGGCGGCCATGGCGGACTACCCGCCGGCGCCGGCCGGCAGTTGGTATCGCCGCACGGGCACGCTAGGCCGCAAGTGGACTACCACGCCGGTGCAGCGAACACCGGACGGGTTGTCGGGCAGCATTGGCAACAATGTCGAGTACGGGCCGCTGGTGCAGTCACGGCGTTTTCAGACGCGCCGGCACCGCCGTACCGGCTGGCAGACGGCCGAAGACGTCGTCGAGCGCGAGGTTGACGCCATTGCGGAAGACTTCCGCGCGACAGTTGCCAAGGCGTTGGCCAAGGTGTGACTGTGCGTCACACACCGCATGATAGCGTAGACGCAGGGAGTCGGACATGAGCAGAGCGATTAAGGCGTTGGGCGCGAATCGAATTGGCGAGTATGGCGTGCTGTGGGGCAACGACCAGCAGCGCGACCTTGTCAATGAGTACTTCACGGCCAAGACGGCCGAGTTGACGGCCGTCTTCGACGCGATGTCGCGTGTGCCGGCGCTGTACCAGCATGCACTCGACGGTCAGCTCAAGACCCAGGTGGTAGGCCAGATTGACGTAATGCAGATGGACGACATCGGCGTCTGGGTGGAGGCGCAGCTCAACAGCAGCAGCCGCTACGTGGACGCCATTCGGCAACTGGTGGCCGACGGCAAGCTGCACTGGTCATCCGGCACACTGCCGGGCGCACGCAAGGTAGCGCAGGATGGACATATCTTGCGTTGGCCGATTGTCGAGATGTCATTGACTCCCACGCCGGCCGAGTTTCGCATGGTGGAGAGACCCATCGGCGAGATTAAGGCGGCATACGAGGCGCTTGGTCTACATCTGCAGGCGGCAGGCGAAGGGGCGGAGGACGCCCGCCGGGCCAAGGCAGGACTGGGGCTGCTGGCGCTCTTGGAACTGGTAACTAGATCATGAGGAGATAGGCGATGAATCTGAGGGAACAACTAGCCCTCAAGCTGGCGCAGGCGAAGACGGCCTACGAAGCCGGCAATGTAGAAGAGGGCGACAAGCTCAAGGGCGAAGCCGAGACCATCAAGGCCGCAATCGACGGCATGGCGGCACTCGGTAACATCGAGGAGTCGGTGCGCAGCGCTCCACTGCGGCCTGCCTTGCCGGGTGTAGGACAAGGCGCCCAGCCGGCTCCTGAAGCGCCGGCGCAGCCGCAGGAAGACGGCAGCAGTGCGGTCAAGGCCGTGTACACGCTGCGCTTCGGCGACGAAACCGCAGCCAAGACCGCGGTGATGCAGGGCGTAGTCGGCAAGGATTACCAGCAGACGCTGCTCGAGCAACAGCATGCGTTTGGCCGCTATCTGCGCGGCGGGGACATGGCGCTGGACCGGGACCAGGTCAAGCTGCTCAAGATGCAGATCTTTGCGTTCGAGGACATCGAGCAGATGGTGTGCAGCGGCTACGGTGTCGCGGAGATCAAGAGCACCATGGTCGAGGCGCAGGGCACGCTGGGCGGGTTCGCCGTACCCAGTGTCATGCAAAGCGAGATTATCCGGCGGCTGCCGGGTCTGACCGCAGTGCGTGGCGGCGGGGCGCGGGTGATTAACCTCACCACGGGCAACAGCACCGAGATTCTCGAAGTCACCGGCGGCAATGACCGGTACACCTCGGGGCTGCGCGGCGCATGGGGCAGTGAGACACAGAGCCCGGCCGAGAAGAATCTCACGCTGGGTCTCAAGTCAGTCAATGCCGACATCTACACCTACAAGGTTCCGATGTCGCAGAGCCTGGTGGAAGACGCTGCCAACCTGGTCAGTGTCCTGCAGGACGAAGCGGCCATGACTATGGCGATGGACGAGGATGAGGCATTCCTCATCGGCGACGGCGTGGGCAAGCCGTACGGCATTCTGCCTGGTTCTGCCAATGCGTTGGGCTTGACCGAAGTGGTCAGTGCATCGGCCTCGGCGTTGACCGCCAACGGGCTGAAGGCGCTCAAACGTGGCATTGCCAGCCAGTACAGACAGGGCAGCACCTGGGTCGCCAACAGCGACACCTACGGCGCCGTCGAGCGGTTGATTGACGGGCAGGGCCAGTATCTGTTCCCGGATCTCAACGACACTGACACCCTGTTGGGCCGGCGGATCTATGAGTCTGAGGCGATGCCCGACGTGGCGTCCAGCGCCTACCCGATCATCTTCGGGAACATGGCCGGCTACTACATCGTCGAGCGCAGCGGTATGGCCATTGCCCGCTACCAGGACTCCAACACGGGGATCAACAAGGTCGAATTCCACTTCCGCCGGCGGGTCGGTGGACGTGTAGCCAAGACCTGGATGTTTGCCGTGCAGAAGATTGCGGCGTCATAGGAGGCGTGATGATTACCACACTAGCAGAGCAGGTGTACTTCAAGACCTGCAACAACTTCAACACGGCGATCGCCGACGGCGAGTTCCCGGCCTCGGGCAGCTACATCGACGTGGCGGATTTCGAGCGCTTTGTCTTCGTCATTCGCGCCGGCACGCTGGACAGTGCGATGACGTGCATCGTGCAGCAGGCCACGGCGGTGAACGGCACAGCCAAGGACGTGAGCGGCGCCACGGTCACTGTGGGCGCAACCGACGACAACGAGCTGTGGGTCATCGAGGTGGAGACGCGCAAGCTCGACATCTCCAACGCTTACCGCTACGTTACGCTGGATGTGACCGGGGCGGCCGGCAGCAACGACTATCTCGACATCGTCTTCCTGGGCATCAATCCGGGCAGTGCGCCGGTAACGCAGCCGACAGGGACCAATACCCCGGTCATGGTGATGGGGTAAGGAGGTAACCACAATGGGGAACCTCCGCAGTAGGCTGTTGACAGTTGGCGCAATCGTGCTGGTGATGGCGCTGTTTGCCCTGGGCAACCACGCCATCAGCTGGGCGCAGAGCACCGACTGCTACATGATGCAGGGTGGCAACAAGTGGGTCTGCGACAACGGCGGGGAGATCGAGCTGCAAACCGGCGCTGTGCTGGACGTGCAGACCGGCGCCAACGCGTCGCTGGCAGACCTTACACTGGCGAAGGGAACGGCGATCTCGCTAACCATGAACGCCACGCTGACGCCTAACGGCACGTACCAGCCGCTGCAGGCGGCCGGCAACGTCAGCACGGCCAGCATCACTGCCGGTACGGCCGGCGATGTGCTGGTGCTGGTCAACGAATCCAACGTCACGATCACGTTTACCGATACAGGCACGCTCAAGCTCAGCGGCAACGCTGCGCTGGCGCAGTACGACGCGTTGACGCTGAGCTCCGACGGCACGAACTGGGTCGAGATCGCACAGGCAGACAACTAGCATGGCGCGGCAGACACAGCAGGAACTGGTGGAAGAGCAGAACCTCCTGGCGGGGCAATCTCGCCAGGAGGACGCTCCTGCGCGTGGGCAGCGCGTGCGGGTAGTCGTCGCCGGCCGCTACAATGGCCCGGACAACAAGGCGCAGACGGCCCAAGTCGACGACGTGATTGTCGTCGCCGGCGGCTGGTATGCGGCGGAACTGTTGGCGGCCGGCCTCGTCACAACGCCGGAGCCGATGCCTGCAGCAGCGTCTACGCCTGCGCCGCGGCGCACACGCAAGGCGAAATAAGACATGGCGTACGCCACCGTGGCACAGCTGAAGCGATATCTAGGCATCGTGGAAACCACCACGGATGAGACTGTGCTGTTGACTGAGCTGCTGGACCGTGCGCAGGCGTATATCAACAAGTACTGCCGGCGCACGTTCGAGGCCAGTGCAGATGCTGTGAGGTACTTCGACGCGGTGGACGATGTGCAGGGCCGGCGGCTGCAGCTGGACCGGGATCTGGCGTCCATTACCAGCATCGTCAACGGTGACGGCGTAACGGTGACGTCGGCACAGTATGTGACGGCGCCACGCAATGCCGTAACCGACGGCGTGGCAATCTACGCCGTCGATCTGCTGCCGTCGGCAAGCATCTCCTGGACCTACGAGGACGACTCGGCCAACGCCATCGCGGTGACGGGGCGCTGGCACTATCCGCTGACCGCCAACGTCGTGCAGGCCACGATTCGGATGGCAGCGTATCTATACCGGCAGAAGGACAACAGCGGGGATCTAGACCGGCCGTTCATCGCCGGGCAAACGACGATCCTACCCGGCGAGCTGCCGGACGACGTGAGGCGCTTGCTGCCGGCGCCACGGCCGACGGTGCGGGCATGAACGCTACTACGTACACCCAGTTCAGCAACGCGCTGGCGGACCTCGTGGTGGCGGGCGTTACCAAGCGCTATCGGTATTTGCCGACGCAATTGTCGACAGCCAATCTGCCGGCGCAGTTCCCGCGGCTGCCTGTCGGACGCGAGACGCCGCTGACGGCCGACGGGCAAGGCGGCTGGCCGCAGCTTACGGGTGAGCTGGTGATCGCAGTCGAACCGCTCGCGCAGAGCCGCAGCGAGCAGAGTCATGCGCTGACGTTGACGCTAATCGACGCGCTCAACACGGCGCTGCGAGGTATCGCGCCAGGCACGCTGTGCAAAAGCAAGCACACGTGGAGCGTGACCGGCCGTCAGGACGTAATCGGCGAAGTCGACTACTGGGTCTTGGTCGCCACCGTGACAGGCAACGGCTGATGCATCGCGAAGCGCTTGAGGAGATGACGAAGATCCTCGACAGGATCGACCTTCAGGGCGCGCGGCTGTTGGACGTGGGAAGTTTCGACGTGAACGGGACTTATCGCCCGACCGTGACACGGCGCGGGTGGTCCTACACCGGACTAGACATTACCGGGGGGCCCAACGTCGACGTGGTGGCGACAACGCCGTACATGTTTCCCTTGCTGGGCGGCTGGTACGACATCGTAATCAGTGGGTCGACCATGGAGCACGTGGAGGAGCCGTGGAGCTGGATTCCTGAGCTTGTGCGCGTGCTGCGTCCGGGTGGGGTACTTGCCATCATCACGCACTGGAGCTTTCCTGAGCATCGGTATCCGATCGACTGCTGGCGCATCTTGCCGGACGGCATGAAGCATCTGTTCGACCTGACCAAGAGTCTCGCCGACTACGACATTCGGATTGTCAACCCGACCGACATCGTCGGGGTTGCGAGAAAGAAGATCGATGCCTACTAGGGTTCTGATAGGAGTTGCTACCTTCCCGACGCCGCCGTTGGTGTATCCGGAGACGGAGCAATGCCTGGCCGCGCTTGAGGTGGGGAGACAGGTCAAGACCGAGATCCGTTACTACCCAACGCCTGCCGGCTCGCGCGAGTACTGGATGGAAGACATCCGGCAGAAACACGTGCGGATGCGGCAGGAGACGCTCGACGAGGGGTTCGACTATCTGTTCTTTGTCGAAGCGGACATGATCATTCCGCCGGATGCGCTGCGCCGCCTGCTCGAGGTCAAGAAGGACGTCGCGTACGGTCTCTATGTCTCGCGGCGCACGGGCATGTGGCTGTGCTTTCCTGAGATCAACGGGTTTCGCGGAACTGCGCTAAACGCCGATCTCGAGCACGCGCAGGCCCAGTGGGGCCGAATTGTCAAGAGCGAGGGCGTCGGGTTCGGGTGCACGTTGGTCACGCGCAAGGTCCTCGAGCAGGTCGACTTCCGGCGTGACAACGAGAAGTTTGCGGACGACTGGCAGTTCGCAATTGACGTCAAGGCGGCAGGGTTCGAGAGTGTGCATCGCCTGGACGTCGTGTGTGGGCATATCGTCAAGTCGGGGCTGTCTATCTGGCCTGACCCGTATCAAATCCCTCCTGTGCGGTACGAGGGGGAGATTGTCAAGACGGAGAAGCGCAAGATGGCAATCGCGTCTGATGGACGGTATCGGGTGTTGCGCCCGATTCTGCGCCCGGATGAGACGATTGTCCCGGTTGGGTCGATCGTCGAGTTTGAAGAAGAGCAGGCGAGAATCCTGCTCGACAAGCGTATCATCGAGTCTTTAGAGGAGGAACTGAACAATGGCACAGACGACTGATCGAGTCCCTCGGTCGAGCTTCATGATCCAGGTGTCGACGGACGGCTCGACCTGGACCGACATCAGCGGGACGGCTGCGACGGTCTCGGTCTCGGACGGCGACCAGATGATCGGCGAGCAGAACACCGCAGACGGCGACACCCCTATCGTCGCGGTCTCGGGCAAGCTCTCCGCGCGCACGGTCACCGTGAGCTGCGTGTACTCAGAAGAGGCGACGGAGGCGTGGGAAGTCGTTAACGCGCGCTACCTTGGGTCCACGAAGTCGATCTACTTGCGGTGGGCGCCCAAGGGCGGGATCGGCACGGTGGTGGGCAACAACCTGTTTGTGTGTGCCAACGCGGCGCTCTCGCCGATTGCGGTCCCGATCATCAACTGCATCCCGCCTGAGCTGGATGCGAGCTCGGGTGACCCTGCGATCTTCGAGTTCAGCGTGCGCACGCAGAAGATTGCCGAACTCGCGACCTCGACCACCTAGTGAGGGGAGACTCTATGGAGCACGTCAACGGAGCGATCCTTGAAGCGCCGCCGGCGTCTGAAGCCACGGTGATCATCAAGATCCGGAAGCCGCCTCCAATCGAAGTCGAGATCGACGTCAGCAAGGTGACGTGGGGAGATGTATTCGAGTTCGAGACGCTGCTGGCGAAGGACAACACGAAAGAGACGAACGAACGTCTCATCGATTTCCTTCAGAAGTGCATCCCGGACATCGATGTACGCACTCTCCCCGCGTCCACGATGACGCCGATCATCGAGGCGGTCATGGGCGAGATCCAGTCGATCGGGGCGGGAGAACGCCGAAAAAACTAAAGCTGGCCCTGTACAGCCATCTCTGGGCGAAGGGGCCCGCCCCGAAAGAGTGGGTCATGCACGTGTTGTGTTCGACGTATCACAAGCTGCCGGGGGAGGTAAACCAGGAGAAGTACGAGGACATCCTTGCATTGTTGACGTGTCTCGAGGTCCAGCAGAAGGTCGAAGAGGCCCGCCACAAGGGCCGCCGAGGGGATAGGGGACGATAGTGGCCGTCATCGACATCTTGCTCAACGTACGCGAGAAGAACTCGCGGGCGATCCAAGGCACGACCAACGAGCTGCGCGAGCTGAAGTCCCAAGCAGACCGCACGACGTCCAGCTTGGGTGTCCTGGGGACCTCAATGGCGGTGGCGGCCGGCACGCTCCTTGCCCACGGCGCCGCAATGGCCGCACGGGCCCTGGGGGGCTTCATCGGGACCGCGCTGGGGACGGCCAGCGCCATCGAGGAGACCGGCGCGAAGTTCGACACGGTGTTCGGAGAGTATGCCGAATCGGCGCGCACCGAGCTCACCGAGATGGCCAACGTGATGAATCGTAGCAAGTACGATTTCTTCGCTTGGGCATCGTCCGTGCAAGACACGTTTGTGCCACTAGGGTTCGCCCGTGAGGAAGCCGCCAAGCTCTCGACGTCGCTGGTCAAGCTGGCGGTCGACGTCGGGTCCTTCAACAACGTTTCCGAGCCGGAGGTCATGCGCGACTTCCAGTCGGCGCTGGTGGGCAACCACGAAGCCGTGCGTAAGTTTGGCATCGTGATCACCGAAGCGACGATGAAGGAAGAGCTCATGCGCCTTGGCGCTGAGGAGCTGACCGGCGCAGCGCTCGAGCAGGCGAAGGTCCAGGCGCGTCTCAACCTCATCATCGCGGGCACCACGGACGCCCACGGCGACGCGGAGCGCACCGCCGGCAGTTACGCCAACGTCATGCGTGGGCTCTCTGCAGCCATCGGGGAGATGCGCGCCGGCATCGGTGCGTCGATCATGCCCCAGCTCACGCCGTTTCTCGAGATGCTCACGGAACTCGTGCGCGAGGTTGCGCCCGACGTCATCGGGTTCTTCTCGCGTATCGGCGAGGTCATGGCGCCGTTCTTCGAGTCGATGGTGGCGGCCAAGGACCGCATCGCCGCAATCATCGACGGCATTGCCGGTATCGGGTCCGGCATTCTGACCCTCTTTGAGATTCTCACCGGCCAGTTGACGGAGGCCAGCAACAGCTGGGCCGACAAGTTTGAGGGCGTTCCGACGCGCCTCAAGCCCTTCTTCGAGGCCATCGCCA